GTCCGCCGGGTCCACCTCGGGCCGGGGATCGTAGGCGTCCCGCCGCGTGAGGCGCAGCGTGGTCGTCGTGCCCTCCTCGAGGCTCTTCGCGAAGACCACGTCGTTCACGAGCAGGACCTCGTCGAGCGGCGCGCCGGGCAGCAGCACGTGCACGAGCTCGTTCAGGGCCCAGGGGCGGCCGCCGACGTTCTGGCGCCAGCCGGGGACGACGAGCTCGAGCGTGTGCGCGCGAGCGGCGCGGACGGTCGCCTCCCAGCGCGCGCGGTCGGCCGCGTCCTGGAAGACCACCGCGCCCTCGGCGAGGACCAGCAGCGGGCGGAAGCGCGCGATCGAGGGGTCCGCGGCGGTCGCCTCGATCGAGGAGGCGGCCACGCCGTAGAAGTCGTCCGAGCCGGGGAACTGGCCGCGCACGACGTAGCTCGAGAAGCGGTCGCGGCTCGTCTGGCGGTCGTCCCACTGGAGCACGTTGCGGCCCTCGACCAGCTCGACGTCGGCCAGCGTCCGGCCGGGTCGCTCGAGCACCAGGCCTCCCAGGCCGTCGGAGTGCACCAGGACGCCGCGCAGGCGCCCCGCCCGCTCGATCACCGTCCAGGCCGTGTCGCCCGACTGGCGCGCCAGTCGGCGGAAGGGCTCGAGCTCCTCCTCCAGGAGGCTCCGGACCGGCACCCCGAAGGGCGCGGCGACGAGCTCGACCAGCTGCTGCAGGTCAAGGTCGCGCCACTCGCCGGGCTCCGAGAGCTCCGAGCAGTCGACCAGGTCGGCGGTGCGGTCGCGGCCGGCGACGTTCTGCACGCGCTCCGTGGCCGTGCCGCGCCGACGGACCTCGTCGACGAAGCCGCGCAGGACCACCGTCGAGGCGAGGCGCACCTCGACCTCGTCGCCGTCGCGGATCGGGAGTCCTCGCCCGGAGACCTCGAGCGCGAACGAGCCCGACGCCGCCTCGAGCGAGCGCGAGACCTCGACGCGCTCCCATCCGGTGAAGCTCCGGCCACCCACCAGGAGCTCGAGCTCCTCGCCCTCGACGTCGGCGGCGGCCATCGTCAGCGCGAGAGCACGAGGAGCGGGACCAGGCCGGGGACGCGCAGAGGGTGGCGCAGGCCGTTGCGCTCGACGAGCTCGGCGCCGCGCTCGGGGTCCTGGTAGAGCTGGTGGGCGACCTCGAGGGCGGGGCGCGTCGCCGCCAGCGTGAGCGTGCGCAGGCGCGGGAGGTCGCGAGAGGGGGGCGGCACGGAGCGGCCCAGGACCGAGCGCAGGCGCTCGAGCGGGCCCAGGGTCGCGTCGTCCACCTCGACGGCCAGGAGGTCGAGCTCGTCGGAGAGCTCCTCGCGCAGGGCCGCCGCGTCCTCGAGGGTCGCGAAGTCCGCGCGCGCGGCCGCGCGCACGGCGCCGCCGACCGCGGCGAGGCGCACCAGCTGGGCCGTGAGCCGGCCGTTCTCGACCGCGATCGAGCCCTGGAGGCCGCCGCCGGCGTCGTCCACGGGCGGGAACTCGAAGAGCGCGCGGTAGGCCTCGAGCGCCGCGAAGGGCGTCGCCGCGGCGTCGAGGACGGCGTCGAGCGCGGCCAGGACCCGCGCGGCCAGGTCGGCCGGTGCGGACACCAGGACCGAGAGCTCGGTCGTCAGGTCGGAGAGCGCCGCCTCGAGGCGGTCCACGTCGCGCGCGGGGCCCGAGAAGACGTCGAGCCGGCGCAGACGCGCGACGGCGTCCAGGACCACGTCGGAGACGGCCTCGCGCGCGCGCTCGACCACGCCGGCGACGACCGCGCCCTCCTCGAGCTCGGCGCCGCCGGCCGCGCCCAGGGCCTCGGCGGCCGCGTCCGAGGCGCCGGCGGGGGCGATCGCCGAGCCGGGCTCGACCTCCTCGCCCACCTCGAGGAAGTCGGCGGCGAACCGGACCATCCGGCCCTCGTCGGTCGACTCGCGGAAGCGGAAGGACGTGCAGAGGACCCGCATCGACCCCAGCGAGGGGTGCACCAGCGTCCGGCCGGCCTTGCGCGGGAAGCCCGGCGAGGCCCCCTCCATGCGCGCGCGGAGCTCGACCCAGCGCTCGGCGTAGTCGTCGCCCAGGAGGTAGCCGTCGACCGAGACGCGGCGCGGCTCGCGCCCGAGCTCCTCGACGAAGGGCAGGTCGCGGAGCGGGTAGCGGTGGACGGCGCCGACGCGCCCCCCGGCGTCCTCCGACTCGCGCACGTGGAACGCGACCCCGCCGAAGGAAGCGGGCAGCAGGCGGTCTCTCCAGGTCGGCATGGTTGGGGGCGGGCGAGGGCCGGCCGAGGCCGCGGGGACGGTCCCGGGTGCTCCAGCATCGAGGCTCGCTTCCCGGCGGGCGGGGAGGACGCGACGCGACCCGCGCTCGCCGGGCCCGGGCCTCGACCGGCGCGGCGGAGCCTACTACCCCGCCAGACCCGCGGCGAGGTTGTAGCCGACGTCGACGTCGATCGGCACGTCGCCCGTCTGGCGCGCGCGCACGCGCGTCCCGGGGGGCGCGCCCTTGAACTCGACCTGCACCCGCCCGGAGACGTCGGAGCGCCCGGAGGCCGCGGCGCGGCCCTTGGCGGCCTCCGTGCGCTCGGCCCCGACCGGCCGCCCGCGGACGGCGCCACCGGCGGGGAACGCTCCCGCGTCCATCGCCGGCCGGTCGACGTTCGGGCCGACGCCCGCGGGCAGGCTGTTCGCGCCGCGGACCGCGTCCCACAGGTCCCACAGGTTCTTCGTTATCACGGCCACGCCGACCCCGATCGCGACCCAGGGCACGGCCTTGCCGACCAGGCCGCCGATCCCGCCGAGGGCCGAGGTCTCCGAGAGCAGAGGCAGGAGCCTCCCGAGCAGGGGCAGCACGTTGCCTAGGCCGATCAGGAGCGGCCCCGTCGCGGCGGCGAGACCGCCCAGGACGAGCCCCGTCTCGAGGACCGGCGTCGGGAGCTTCGAGACCCACTCGAGCAGAGTCGCGGCCTTCGTGGCGAGTCGCCCCAGGGCCTCGATCAGGCCGCTCCGCGCGACCGTGATCAGGAGCTTCTCCCACTTCTGCTGGAAGAGCTCGAGGTCGCCGACGCCGCCCTTCAGGGCCACGCGCGCGAGGTCCGTCGCCGCGCCGCCGGCGCCGCGCAACTGGTCGGCGAAGGCCTTCGCCTTGTCGGCACCTGGCCCGAGGAGCGAGAACAGCGCCTGACCGGCGCCCCCCTTTCCACCGAAGATCGCGACGGCATCCCGCGCGGTCGCGCCTCGCTTCGTCAGTGTCTGCAGGATGTCGTCGAGCGGACGGAGCTGCTTTCCACCGTCCTTGAAAAGGTCGCGCGCGGTGACGCCCAGGCGCGAAAGGGTCTTCTGAGCCACCCCGCTCGGCCTGGCCAAAGTGCCCAAGGCTTTGCGGTAGAGGCTGGCCCCCGCCGAGCCGGCGGCCCCGGCATCGGCCAGGACGTTCAGGACACCTATCACGGAGGGGAGGTCTTGATCGAAGGCCTTCGCAGTGGCGCCGGTAGCGCGAACCCCGTCGCTCAAGTCCCCGAGCTCCTGTTCCCCTCGCAGGGCGGCGAAAGCCAAGAGGTCGGTCACCTCGCCCGCCCTCGTGGCCGAGAGGCCGTAGGCGTCGAGCGTGTCCGCCGTCGCCTTGGCCGCGGCCGCCTCGTCCTCGTGAGCGGCGATCGAGAGCGCGATCACACCCGGCAGCGCGCCCTCGACCTCCGCCACCGAGAGTCCGGAGTGAGCGAGCTCGGCCATCGCGGACGCGGCCGCGCGCGCGGTGAAGGGCAGCCCGTCCGTGCCCAGCGCGCCCTCGGCCTCCTTCGAGAGGGCGGCCATCTGCTCGGCGGTTGCGCCGGTGATCGCCTCCACTCGGTTCATGGAGCTCTGGAAGTCGAGCCCCGTCTTCACGGACAGCGCGCCGAAGGCCGCCAGCGGCGCCGTGACGCCGATCGAGAGCTTCTTCCCGAGGCGCTCGGCCTTCTTCCCGACTCCCTCGAGCGCCCCGCCCACGCGCGCCAGCGGCGCCGTGAAGCGGTCGAGAAGCGTCAGCGTGACGCCGAGCGGGAAGTTCTGAGCCATGCGGTGGCGGCGGGCGCGGGCCCGGTCAGGTCACCCGCTCGAGCCGTCGCCACCAGGCTAGGAGCTCCGACGCCTCGAGTCGATCGAGCTCCGAGGGCTGGAAGCCGAGACGGAGCGCGAGCACTAGCCAGACGTCGCGGAAGTCGGGCGGGTAGTGAGAAAAAAAAGCTGCGCCAGCGCGAGCGCGCGGTTCAAGTCCTCCCCGCGCAGCTGGTCGACGATCCGCGAGGGCGCGCCGGTGAGCTGCTCGACGAGCCAGGGCAAACGCCGGAGCGGGAGGCCGTCGATCGGGCAGGCGCGCGCGACCTTGCCCGTCATCTCCTGGAAGTTCAGGACCTCGACGCGGTCGCGGTCGAGCACGATCGGGTCGACCAGGCGCAGCGCGTACCCGCCGGCGAACTCGGGCAGCTTCGCCGGCGAGGTGCTCGCGCGGTTCGCGGCCGCGGCCACGGCGCGCTCGTTCGCCCAGACCACCTCCCAGGAGGC